AACATCAGATGATGTTGGTCTTAAATTCTGAATAACCTGTTGCTGTTCTGGTGTGAAAGTTTTCAACTTTGTCAACTTCTTCACTTCAGGAGGAGTGCTTGGTACAAACGGCTTAGATGTGTCAAAGCCTATCTTCATCTGAGGACTTACAGAAGTTCTCTCTGCAATCTTCCTAATTGGAGCACTTGCTGTCGATACGTTACTAGCAGGCATCGCAGGAGTAGCTGGTGCCACAGCAGCAGTAGACCTAGTAGGGTCATAATCAATATCAGCTGCCGCTGGTGCTGTAAACGACGAAACGTACGGAGTTCTGTCTGCATAATCAGGTAAAGCTGTGCCAACCCAATCAACAAACGCCTTCTTACCACCTGTAGGTCCATACTGTGTCTGGAATACATCATACATATTCATCAATCCAGCCCCCATGTCACCACGTCCACCTAATGCTGCCTGAGCTGCCCCAATCAAATTCGTTTTATCTAGAGAGGGGAATGCAGACTGGAATCCAAGATCAATAGCACCACCAGTACCTGATCCTGCTGTCCCTGCCTGTGCAGTCAAATAGTCACCTAATCCACCAAATCCTTGTCTTAACTGATCTAAGGATAATCTATCCTGACTCTCTAAGAATCTTCCAAATGACTCTTGGTCTGTAACTCCCTCTGGTGCCATACCCATAGCCTTAGCTAATCTCCATTGTCCCATCAAAGGATGATATCCTTGTTTCAAGAATGTCTGACCAGCTTGACTTTGTATGTCACCTAATGAAGCACCAGGGAATTGAGATAATTTAAATCTTTCATATAACTCTGGTTGTGATTGTGCCCGTTGCCAGAACTCATCTCCCACCTCAAAAGGTGGAGGAGTTCCAGTAATTGTAGTTCCTTGATAAACATTAGGTCCAGTAGGCAAATCCATAACTCTTCCCGCAGGACCCGTAGGTGCCGCTGGAACTGATGGTGCCGCTGGTGCTACTGGTGCTAATGATGCTACTGGTGAATAAGCAGGTTGCATTCCTCCAGCAGTCAAAGTTTCAAATTCAGAACCTCCAATAGGAACTGGTGATGTCATATTTCTTGACACGGCATCTGCCGCAGCACTTGCTGCTGGTGATGAAGGTCTGGCTCTACCTATACCAATGTTAGTATCGAAAGGTGGTCTAGCACTTGGCATAGTAAAAGCATCAAATCCCATAGCAGGATCAGTCGCAAAATCTTGTAATGTTCGCTGTCGTCCAGATGCTCTTTCAACAATACCTCTGGTATCCATTGGCAACCCTGTGCCTGGATCAATTTGATCTCCAAACCATGTACCAGGTTTTACTCCAGGGGTAAACCCTTTACCATACCTCTGTGTTGATTCCAGTTCTTCCTGTAAATCCATTGGGCTAGCACCTGCTGGAAATCTCCTGCCAGTAGGAGAAATAGTGTCACGGCTTTGATAGAAAGCAGGACTTGCTCCCATATCTAATAACTCTTCTGGACTTCTTCCAATACCAGGGTCAAAAGTCCCTGTAGTTCCTCCTCCAAAAGTATCAGCTAAAGGTCTATCTAATATATTTGGAATGTCACGGGCAAAATCTATAGCACTGCCTACAGCCTGACCAGCAGGACTTCCAATTACTCTTTCAGCTACCTGACTTGGAACAGCCCTCACTTGCTCTCTGAACCTTCGCCACTGATCTCCCCACGCCTGTTTCAACGGAATGTTAGTAAGAGTTTCACTTTCCCATCCCGTTACAGTATTGATAGCATCAGACCTGGACATTCCTGTGTTTCTAGTAAGTAAATTTATAGCCTCATCTCTGTCTGCCACATCAGCCTGCATCCTAGCTTTAATTTGCTCTGAAGATAAATCATTATCATCCTGTCCAAAAAAGTTAGATAACTGCTGTGCTCCAGCACCTGCTATGCTTGCCAGAGTACCAGGCACGGTTCCTCCGCCTAATCTTTTGAAAAATCCACCAACATCACTTGCTGCTTGACCTATATCTTCACCAAGCCCCAGTCCCCATATAGGACCTGTTCCTCTAACAATATCTGCCCATTGTTGATTTGTACGAGGTAACACCGCACCACTTGATACGCTTAATAAATCAGAACCCCTTGCAAGACCACCAACTTCGTCAAAATACATCATTTGTTCTTCTGGAGTTAATGTTTGAAAATCTTGCGTACGAACTTTTTCTCTTAATCTGCTTACCGAATCTTTCCAAGGTTGCCAAGTGCGATAAGAGTCAGGTCTACCAGCATCTCCACCTAACATAGAAGGTCCCACAAGTGATCTTCCTGTATTTGCAAAACGATCCATCTCAGGCATCGTAGGTTTATCTGCTGGTCTGGCAGGTTTTTCCCTACCCAACATATCCTGTCCCATCAAAGGGCTACCTGTGTATCCCATAGGGTCTGTAGTAGGAATATCTTGTCCGTCATCTGTGACTTCAGTAGCAGAGGGAACTACCCCTCTATCAAACGACTGTAAAGTCCTTTGTGCCGTAGCACTATCCTGTCCAAATTGTCTCTGCAGCGTTTCTAAAACTCTGTTACTATCTATCTCGCCGACTCTATATGACGCCATTAATTGTTCTAAAGTCATGACTAACTACCTCCTGTTGGTGGTACTAAACCTAATTCTGCTAATCGACCTTCGGTGCCTTGTGCACCTGGTCTTGGAGTTCCTGGTGGAACTGACGGTCCAACAGGTGCCGTAGGCATTGGAGGTGGAACCCCCATAGCTGCGTCAGGCATAACTGTTGGTGGCAACGTAGGACCTGCTCCTCCCTGCGGTGGCATACCTTCTGGAGGCATACCCTGCGGAGGAGGAGGTGGCTGTTGTGGTTGCATCATCTGGTTGACCATCTGCATTTCTTCCATACGTTTAGTCATGAACAAACGACGTAACTCTCCCTGATAAAGTTCTGCCAAATCTTCTCTGCCTTGTCGATTAGCTGACTTTAGTAATTCCCAAATGGCTGCTTCAGGCAACATACGTTCTGCAGCCTGACTCTTTATAGCATCTTCCATTTGATCTGCTGACTGTAATCCTAAGATATTGTCTCGAATATAAATATCTGGTAACAATGGGGTCTGACCTTCTCTGGCAATTTGTGCCATAGACATCTTGCCCATTTCATCCTGTGGTAATTGTCCTATGAAACTAACTTCAACATCCCCAGCGTTTTTAACCATCTCAGGTGTAACCTCTTCTCTGAAGTACATCCTGTTCTTATCTTTACCACTAACTTCAAAAGACTTAAACGCACCAGTTATATACTGGTCACATAGTAAATGAAATATAGCCCTGTATGCTTTTTCCAAAGCCTGCAACCTTGGAACCAATACAGTCTCTACACCTTGTCTCAAAGTGTTAATAGCGAAACCTGACAACTGAAATTCTAGCTGTCCATAGATAGAGTGAGGTAAACCACCTCTCTGCATTTCACCAGAAACCATACCCATGAAAGCCCCAGCTTCCTTAGACATCTCCAATAAACCTAGTGGTTCTACATCCTCCCCCTGACCTAATGCTATTTCTGAACCCTCTTTATATGGGTCCTCATCTAATGTCTTATTACCATCTCTGGATTTTATCTTTAATCCCTGCTTTCGTGACCTTGCAGTCAACTCAAGCATCGTGCTCATCATAAAATTATGCTTTTCAAATAACTGTCTAGATGATTTATAACAAGACTCACCATAACCTTCAATCGTATCTAAGTTTCCTGTATCTGTTATAGCCTGAATTAATGGCTGTGCACCAACTGGTCCTAAAACAACAGGTACTTTCTTTGAACCATGCTTTGTTCTAGCCTTCAATACAGTGTCGTCGGTGCAAACTATATTATCTTCTGAATCATAAAAATCATAAACATCTATCCCATCATCGTCGTCAGGTCCTAAACTTTCTCCAGGTAATTTAACTCCCCATATAGCTTCTATCTCACTAGGAGTTTTTTTTGTTTTATGACATGCCCATGCTAAACCTTTTTTCCCTTCCCCCCAATATGTATGAAGTGGGTCCCAGGGTTGAACATCTACATGTGTTTCGCCGTCGTCATCTTTGACCAGCAAAGCCCTGCATGCGTACCATCCACGCAAAGTAATAAACCAACCCATCTGATGTCGTATAGTAGGTTGGAATTTATCTATAAGCCTGTCATCTGCAGCCTTAATCAATCCTATCAGGAATTTTTCTTTAGCATCATTGTTCTCCCGATCTTCTCTTTGGGAGTTGGCATAAGGTATCCTTACTACCATCTCCGAAGAAGATAACCATGAGATCAATTTATCTGCATACACCTGTGGCTCATTCGATGTGTAAGACTGATAACCTTCACCAGCATCAAACTCTTCTAACCTATACAACTTGTGATCGTCGTCCATTCTAGTACGAAGGGGCTCTGTTAAGTCATAGTGATTGTCAACTAATGCAATAATTTCTTCTGGTTTATAGTTAGCCATTTACCACCTTTTAACCTTTATAGTACTGTTTTCAGTTATATAGCCGTAGCCATACCTGTTAATCAAACCATAAATTACTGCCTTAATACCATGATTATATCTATCTTCAGGTGTTTCACCAACTATTGTACCATCTCTATCCATTTTCCACCTATATGCTCTGGTCTGTCCGTCAAATGGATTCGGCTTGATGCCAAACTCTGACAATATACCTTCACACTTAGGATTAAATACAATTCTTGGTTCCCTCTGATCTATAGGGTCTGTCTTTAAAAAAGCCTTTAATCTTTCAGTTCCGTCGTTAATTCTTATCTTTTCTGAATCAAAATATATACCAGTCTTATCCATCCACACCTCAGCAGGAGCAGCCATAGCCTGATGTTGATATCCTGCTACGTCAATAACNCCGAACCGTGCATCTTTCCACCATATCTTCGACTGTGCTATTTCTATAATTTCATCAGTAATTAAATCTCGTTCATATATTTCATCAATAACTCGTATCTGATCGTTAACTACCTGTATAACTTCAACAGCATATGCTTCGGCGTAACCTGGGTCTATCCATAAATGTACTGGCACATCAGGTTCATACTCTACATTCTGTACATGTAAATCAGGTCTTATCTCTGTNAATACCATTCCTTTGGGAGGAGATGGTATACCCTCGATTCTTTCTAAAAAGAAATCATCTGATGATGCTT